TGCATCGCGTTGCTCTTGCGACAGCTTGTCGATGCCCTTCTGGCGACACGCACGATCCTTCTCGCGCTGCTTATCCCAATACGCTGACTTCTCGTCCAACGACCAATCCTGAAAACCCTCTGGTACTTTACTCATTTCCTGCCTCCATTGCCCATAAAACTTCTGCATCAGTGCCACCAGTCAGTGCCACCACTTCGACCATTGCTTTGATCTCTGCCTCATCAAGGCCGTCAGCTTGGACGACCACCTCACGTTCGGTCGTGACCCGAACATTCACACGATATGATCCACGATTAGTCATCGTCCATCTCCTCTTGCGTGTAATAGCAATAGAACTGACACTTGGGGCATTGCTCCGGAAGCGGCGCGATATGCTCTTCTGTGTGCTTGCAGTTCAAACACTCCATTAAAGTTTTAGTCATTATTAATTCTCCCTCCATATTTCAGTGAAGACACGCTTGTCTTTCAGTTCATCATAGGTGGCCTTGGTCACCTCGTAGTGGCGACCAGCCCCATATGCCATACCACCATTCCAGTACATACCTTCCGGCAAGCCGTCAGAGTCATGCTCATCCAGCCCATACCAGTCCTTGGCGAGTTCTTCCATTACCTGATCAGGATCACCTGCGGTTGCGAACAGGAAGGTTTGCTCAACCTCGAACTCACCATACTGCTCGTCTATGTTTCCGATATAATATTTCATTAGCAAAATACCTCCTTACCAAATGTACCTAGTTGAATGATCAGGTCATAGTCATAGGCATCCAGTTGACCAATATCATCGAACACTTTGCCGCGCCGATAATCATCAAGCAGTGCAATGCCTTCGACAATTACATCAAAAGAATTCCTGTACCAGCGTGTGGGCTGCGGCTCACCGTCATCCACATGCATGATGATTTCAAAATTCTTCTCGACAATTTCCTTGCCAGACTTCAGATCGTTGCCGCCAGTGTGGATGTACTCGATCCAGTGGTTGCTGCCACCCTCGAGCGCACCAATCCAAATGCCTTCGGCAATCTCTTCCCACTCCGCCCTGTTTGGCGAATACACCAAATGAATTGTCGGCATACCAGCGCAACCCATTTGAACTTCTGCATCAATAGTCATTTTATGTCTCCTCGCTTCAAAGCATTTGTGATTAACTTGTTCGACAACGCATGTCGGTCTTCTGCCGCATTTTTTCCATCAACGGTTCTAGTCCAACTTTCGGGCAGTGCCGCAACTTCATCGACAGGACAATGCGGATACTGCCGACCATCGATCACACCCAATTCATAGGCAGTGCGAATTTCATTCTCAATGTTGAGAAGATCATCATAGCCAATGATGCAACCAAACTGGTCATCCTCGCGCCACTTAGCGCACTTGTCTTTATCATCTCCTGTTGCCCATTCAATGATCTTTGCCACACGCAATTTTGCTGAAAACTTCATTACACTTTCTCCCTTGAATAAACGTCAATGCGTCTGAACACTTCTTCGATTACTGAAACCGTAGCGTCAATGGTGTCATCATCAGGGCAGTGACCTTCAACGTGCTGAACCCATCCGCCATCGCGTAAACTTTCCATATCATCCAACAAACAAGCTTTTAGCTGTTCGTTGGTCAGGTCTTTTAAATAATTCATCACATTACCTCCTTCCAATTACGAATGTTTGGCGAGTCGTCTTCCCAAATCATTTTGGTTTCTTGGTCATAACGCAAACTTATCCATTCCGGACAACCGTCCGTAGCTAGATCAAACAACTCATGAGCCAGTTTGTCTGCGGCCTCGACCGACTCAGCGCGAACCTCGATCTGTTTCCAGACCACCGCATTTATTTCCACAAGATAGGTTCTCATCTGTCGCCCCTTTCCCAAGCTGGCTTTTCATTGCGATCTTCATCGCTAACTTCAAAGATGTTTAGTGTGTGCTGCTCGTAACGCTCTTCATGATCATCACGAGTAACAGTGAAAATTTCATGCGCCAGTTCATAGGCAGCATCCTCATCAATCGCATTGACGCGAATTGTCTTGGTGACAATGGCCTCAATCTGCACATCATAGGTTTTGGTTTTCATTCGCCTATCTCCCTTTCAATGCACTCCCACGCACTTTCATATGCATGATCCCAGTTTAAAACCTCACCAATTTCAACCCAGTAATCGGCTAGACTTCTTGCCTCGTGATTAAGGCAAGGTCTGTGATCCATTGGCAGTTCGCCAGAAAAAAATAAAGGGTTCATTCTATTATCCATCCTTCCTCAATTAACTGCTGGGCAATGTCGTTAGCAAACCGATGGTCAATGACCAAGGCATCGCCCCAACGAATATGAAAATCATCAGTGCCTTCACAAGCCTGATCCAAATTGTCCTTGGCTGCACCATTCAATGGCTGGCACAAGAATATAGAACCGTGGTTCTCGAACCTGTAATCAACTTGCTGCATTACACAACCCCCTTTGCTTTGCGGATCATCTCGACCACCTCTTCATAAGAATGCTTCACGGCATAGCCATTGACCGATGCATAATGCTCGATCACATGTTCGATCGCATTGATCTGCCTTCTGATCCGGCCAGACATAACCGAAAACTTTGTGTCGCATAGATAGTAAGAACCACCATCACGAAGCTTCAATTCCAATTCAATCATCTTATCCATTCTTCTTACCCCCATAAGCAATTCGCTTGGACATAGCCGCCTTCAACCACGCCCGATTGTTAATAGCCAGATGCAAGACCCGCGCACCTAGTGTCGGCTTGCGTAGTCCTATCGTGTAAACACGCGGCGATTTATTTTTCATAAGACACCACCCATCCACAGTCAGCAAAAAATTCAAGCCACCGATTTAGTTGGTCTGGTTGCATGATCAAGCCACCATTTTCATTACGATGATTATCCTGACACCAATCCTCAAGATAAAAGTCAGCGTCCTCATTCTGAGGCATCAAAAGAAATACGTCCTGATGCCGCTGAACCCGATAATCTGCTCTCGAAGCGCGAACCGCGATCCTTGGTTTGTCTGTTGTCATAGTCCTGACCCCTTGATAGAATAAAAACTAACATTCATGAGGTAAGAATAATGACTTTTAAGGTAAGGTCAAGCACTAAATTAATCTATAGTGTATTCTCCTCGAAAAAAGAGTAGGTGTGTTGCTGCCAAAATGGTGTAACGAGTGTAACGAGTGTGACGAATCTTCTGTAACTCTTGTCCAGTAAGGGTTTCAGTCGTTACACTACACAGTTTTAAAGTGTAACGAGTTGAAGAGAAGTGTAACGAGTTCTAAAAATTACAGATGGCAGGGCATTTCATTTTCTGAAAATATTTCTAAAAAACGAGGAGAATACACTATGGAAGAGGCAGATAAGCCGAAGGGCAAGGGCGGAAGACCCGCTGGTCTGACCCAAAGACAACGAGAGTTCGCAAAGTATATTGTCGAGGGCATCTATTCAAATGCGGAGTGTGCAAGGAAGGCTGGCTATTCAGCCGATTCAGCCGCCGTACAGGCCTCGAAGCTGCTAAACGGCAGAGACTTTCCCGAAGTGCCACCACTGATTAAAGAGATGCGAGAAGAGCGGGAGCGCAGATATCGTGTCACCCTGACAGGACAATTAAAACGGCTGGAAGAACTGTCACGAGGGGCTGAAGATTCTGGTCAATTCTCTGCCGCAATCAATGCTGAAAAGATACGGTCTGCCCTTGGTGGCCTGACCATTGATAGGCGAGAGAACAACCACATTCACCAGCTTGATGCGTTAAGCAGAGAAGATATCGCAGCCCGACTTGCTGATCTTCGCAAGAACTATCCAACAGCGTTTGATGATATGAAGAGGGTGACCGATGCCAAAGACAGAGAAGAGCCTATCGAACTTATTGAAGCAACATATGCCGAAGCGGACGCACTACCAAAGGATAGAGAATAGAGCCGGAGAAGGTATGCCGGACGTTTATATCTGTATGGATGGGGTGCCGTTGTGGGTGGAATTAAAGATAATAAAGAATAATCGAGTTTCTGTATCTAAATCACAGATAGCGTGGCATTCGGCGCACAATCGTTGTGGGGGCGTTTCTTTTTTCTTGCTGCACGACCCCTGCCAAGGCGACCTATATTTGTTTGGCGGGGCTTCTACGCTCGATCTAGGGGCATCCTGCGTCTCTGCCCTGCGTCCTGCGTCCTTATATATAGGATCGATGGCCGGCGCCGTTCGAGAATTGCGCGCCTGCGGCCTAGCAGCGTGGACTGGATCGTTTATTGCCTGAGTCCTGCGTCCTGCGTCCTGCGTGTCATGAATAAAAAAGCGGAGGACGAAAGCCCTGCGGCCTGCGCCCTCCAGTCTAGGGAGATTAATCATGAATGAGTAAAGCATAGAACAGAAAAGCGGGCGCCGTCAAGCGGCGCCCGATACCCTATTAAAATTCATTCTCTAAATACTCTCGAAGCTCGCTATCGGCTCGATCAAGAAGCATTTGTTCTACGTTGTCGTCAGATAAGGCAACGTCCGGATCAATTAATAATTCGCCACATAGGCTGATAAAATCTAGCTTGGTCATGAGTACCCCCTAGTGTTGGTAATATGTGACGTTGGCAACCTTGCGATCCCAACAAGCGCGACAATCTTTGCACTTGCCCTCTTGCGTAGGCGCAGGACATAGGTGGCCGGTTATGTTTCCACCATGACTGGCAACGGTGCTGGTGTTCTGCCAAGCCTTGGCCGGCGCGTCGTCGATCATATGGGCGGACATTCGCAAGGTGACATTGGCCGGCAGGTTTCTTGTGCGTAGTACGTCTCCCCAAATCTTATATTCGCGGGACGGTATCCAATGCACAAGGTGCGGTGTCGCCTCGCATACGTCCAGAATGTTATGACCCATTGCGACGCTATCGCAATCGCCACTATCGAACCACCTGAATTCTGGCTTGCGTAGTGTATTCAGCAGCGCAACCATACGCGGCACAAAATCGATTGAATGAAAAAATTCTTCGCGCCGTTCCATAGCC